TCTGGCGAGCGCCGTGAACGCACGGAATGGCACCGTGTGGTGATCTTCAATGAACGGCTGGCTGATGTGGCGGAACGCTTTCTGCGCAAAGGCCGCAAGGTTTATCTGGAAGGTGCGTTGCAAACCCGGAAATGGACTGACCAGTCCGGACAGGAACGCTACACGACCGAAGTGATTGTGGAACGGTTCCGTGGGGAGCTTGTTCTGCTGGATAGCCGTCAGGATAGCGAGAGCGGTGCCAACGATAGCAATCGGGCTCGCGGTCAGCAGTCCAGCCAGCAGCATCGTCAAAGCAACACCGGATACGATAATACCTTGGACAAGCGCAGTGGATGGGACGCGCCTGCGGGTCGCTCCGATCTCGACGACGAAATTCCGTTCTGAGCCGATCACCCAATGCACCCCACGTCCACCCCCAACTCTTTGGCGACTTCCTGGGCCAGCGCGATGCGTTGCCCCACAGTTGCCCACGGGTGCAGACGTGACCACAGCCGCGCCGTCCTGATCAGCGAGATGGCCAGGAATGGTGAGGCTGGGTGCAAGTTTCCGGCTGCTGTGTCAGCAGTATCTAAGGGTGAAAACGGGTTGGTGACATACTCGCCACCAACCTGCACCGTTCCGTGTTCAGTCTCCTTCTCCATTGTTTCTCCAGTTCTCGTGTTCCGCAAAACCGAGAATGGAGCAGGGCGATGCGCGAAAACAGGAGCAATGTTTACCGAAATTTTCGGGGAGGTCAGATGAGCATGATTGATGCATCTACCTATGCCGAAACCGTAACCGGTGTGTTGAAGCGGAAATATGGACCGCTGAAATGCGCTGCCAAATTGCTTGCGCGTGCGGTTGGATCGACCCCGCGCACAGTTCAAAATTGGTTGGATGGCACGAATGCCCCTCGCGGCGCGGAGCTTATCCGGCTCATGCAAGAATGTGACGAGTTGCGTGATGAAATATTCCGCCTCGTCGAGGAGGGAAAATGCCAAAAGGAATAGGCGTTGACTTCGGTCGATGTGGTTTCGGCTTTCATACAAGGCCGCGTTACATGGTGCGCCTTGGTATTGTGACGATTATTTGGTTCCCTGATGGGATTGAGGCCGTATTCCGGTCCTACAGCGTTGCGCTAATGGTCAAGCGTAATGAGGAGCGGGGCGAATGACCCCGTTCCCGGTCGAGGAAATCCGTAGCCGCCTTGCTGATCGCGTGGATCTAGCCGGCGGACAACGCGCCCTCTCTCGCAAAATAGGCATACCGCAGCCGGTGATATCTAAAGTGTTATCAGGCGCGACTGAGACAATACCCGAGAGCCTGATCAACGCCCTTGGATACATCGTGCGGCCCATGTGCGTGCCAGCGCGGAAAGGAATGAACCGATGAGCGCTTTCCCCTCGGACCACAATGAGTTCACCGGCAGCGATGATGCAGCCGTTGGCGGTATCGCGGCAGATCGGCTGCGGTCTATCATAGAAAGAACGGAAAGACTGGAAGAAGAGCGGAAGGCTCTGTCTGGCGATATCAAGGATATTATGACAGAGGCAAAGAGTGCCGGGTTTAATGTAAAAGTTATCCGCCAACTCATCCGCTTGCGCAAACAGGAACCAGCAGAAATTGAGGAGCAGGAAACCCTGCTCGACATATATCGCCGCGCAATAGGAATGTGACCGATGGCCCAGCATGAGGAAGATAGGCTTCACACCCACATATGGAAAGCCTTGCAGTTCATCCTGCCAGATGATGCCGTAGCCTGGAGCACTGAGAACCGTCAGATGGGCCCGCGGGAAGGCATGCGCCGAAAAATGCGTGGTTGTGTGCCGGGAGTGCCTGACATGGAAATCCATTACAAGGGTAGGGCGCTGTTTATCGAGATCAAGACACCTGCTGGTGCTGTCTCCAAGGCTCAGAAGGACATGCACAAGCGGCTTAAAGCGGCTGGTGCGCCCGTTGCCGTCTGCCGGTCTCTTGAGGATGTGCTGTATTTCCTGGAGGCGCATGACGTGCCCCTGAAAGGGACGGTGATGGCATGAGAGCATCAGGATACGAACGCCACGCTGACGACTGGTACGTCGAACCCGCGTGGTGCGTTGATGCGCTCGTGCAGGTAGAGCGCCCCTTCATCGGTGCAGTTCTGGACCCATGCTGTGGCGGCGGGAACATTGTTACTCGCCTTCGGGCCCATAACGTCCACGCGCAAGGGGCGGATATTCGAGACCGCTCTGATGGCCAATACCCTGTGATGGGATATGCCCAATCGCTGTTCGATGCTCGTCCCGACAGCGTGGTGAGCAACCCTCCATATGGGCTCGCGCAGGACTTCATTGAATCCTGTCTGATCATGACCACTGACCGCGTTTGCGTTCTGCTCAGACTGGCCTTTCTCGAAGGCCAGAAGCGCCGAGATTGGTTCATGCGTTCGCCACTGGCTCGTGTGTGGGTGTGCAGCAAGCGCGTCTCTATGCCTCCTGGCGGAACAGACGTGGCAGCAAAGGGCGGTGCGATTGCTTATGCGTGGTTCGTATTTGAACGTGGTCACATTGGTTTGCCATCCGTGGGGTGGCTACCTGATGTGGAGATTTTGCCGTGAAAATCATCAGCTTTCCGCACCGCACAGAGTACCCAACACCCCGCAACCCTGCTAACATGGCGAAGGCCGCTGGTGCTGTAACACCGCGCGGCCTTCTGACCAGTGCTTGAGGAGACAAGTAATGGCTAAAACCAAAGATACCACTGATTCAGTTTCTGTAAAACCTATCATCTTTTCTGGCGAGATGGTTCGCACCCTTCTTGATGGCAGGAAGACGCAGACGCGGCGGGTGATGAAAGTGCAGCCGCCCAAAAATGAGGATTTTCGGGGAAGTTATTTCGGGGTATGCCGCAGCATAGCGGACGGGTTTCGATATTTTTCGTGCAATCAGTATGATCGAGCGCCAAAGCACCCGCACAAATGGGAGTTAGACGGGAGTGTTGGAGTGGCCCGCGATGCCGGGTTTCCGAAAGAATATTTTTGCCCCATGGCTATTGGTGACCTTCTGTGGGTGAGGGAGACATGGCGCGGAATTGTGAAGATCAACGCGCCATGGGAGCCGTATAAGGAGGGTGTGGCGCGCTACGTTCCAGACAGCCGAATTTGCAAAGGTGTCGAGTTTAAAGCCTCGCATGTTAGCAATAATGAGCCGTGGCAACCCTCCATCCACATGCCCCGCTGGGCAAGCCGCCTAACCCTGCGCGTCACCAACGTTCGTGCGGAAAGGTTACAGGATATTTCGGAGGATGATGCGCGGGCTGAGGGTGTCAGAAAAGAAGAGTTCGGCAGGCATTCACTTTGGTCTGGTCGTGAAACTGAACGACCAACACTATCGTCTGCAAAACAGGCTTTTCTCGATCACGTATGGACTGACCTTTACGGTGAACATGAGACGAAATCCGTAGGCGCTAACCCGTGGGTCTGGGTCTATGAATTTGAGGTGATCCACAAGAATGTGGATGAGGTGAACTGATGGCGCGTATTCGAAGTATTCACCCCGGCCTCTACACAGATGAGTCTTTTGCAACGCTCTCCATGGCTGCACGCGTCCTGATTATTGGCATTTGGAACCATGCCGACGATGGGGGAGGCTTTGAGTGGAAGCCCCTTACGCTGAAAATGCGCATATTCCCTGCCGATAATATCGACGTATCTACACTTCTTTCTGAGCTTGAAGACAATGACATTGTAAAAAAATACGATGTTGATGGCAAAAGTTACGGAGCAGTTCGGAATTTTGGTAAGTGGCAGAAGCCTAAAAAGCCGTCCCGGTTCTGCCCTATGCCGGAACGCGTTCGGGAATACGCCTGCACAAATGAGGCAGAAAAAGAAACTAGTCCAGAACCTGACGTAGACAAAACGCACGATGAGGATGCGAAGGTTCAGATTGAGTTACGAACCAATTCCGAACCAGTTCCGAACCAGTGTGGAATTTCAATTTCAGAAGGGAGGAAGGGAGGAAGGGAAGAAGGTAGGAAGGTAATACCCTCACTTCGTTCGGGGCCCGAGGCCGCGGCGCGGTCAATCGGTGAGGCTGAGAATTCACTCGATGCCCGAACACAGCTTTTCACCGATGGCACTCAGCGCATCCGGCACATGACCGGGCTGCCGGAGCGAAACGTCAGGGCGCTGATAGGGCGGTGGCTCAAGCTCGGTGGGGACGATGCGGCGTGTGTGCTCGACGTAATCCGCCAAGCGTCCGACCTCAGGCCAGCAGAGCCGCAAGCGTGGTGTGAGGCTGCGGTGAGACATCGAGCGTCTGGAGCGAAACCAAAATCCCGCCAGCAGCTTGCAGCCGAAACATGGGCCAACGTGCCCGATATCGAGGGGGTGTGAATGACCACCATTGCCAAAATCCAGCCCGGTGCCGTGGCGTTGCCAGTTGCGCCCGCCGGGCCTTCCGCCGATCTGTCAGCCCTCATCGCAGCGGTGCAGCGTGGCGTCCCGATGACAGCCCGTGACTTGACGCCGTTGCTCGTTTCCGAGGCGAGGTCCATTGCGGACGGCCTGAATCCTGTTGCCCCGGCGCAGGAAATCATCATCGCGGCATGGGTGAAAAAATTAATCCCGCTCACTGTGAACCCGCCGACAGACCCAGCGGACAGCGCGGCCAAGATCAGTGCCATCTGCGAAATTTGCGGAGACATGCCCGCAGCTGTTTGGACGCCAGAGACCCGCAAGGCATGGATCACCCAAGGGCCGCAGGGAAAGTTCTGGCCATCACCCGCTGAACTCTACGCTCACCTCCAGCCATACGCCGACAAGATCCGTCGCAACGTCGAGGGATGCCGCCGCATCGTGCGACTGGCTGAACGGGCAGGGAAGCGCGAGGACGGGGTGAGCGCCGAGGAGCGGGCCGCAGTGGCGCGGCAGATGGCCGAGTGGCGGAAATCGATGGGCCACGAGGATGCCGAGCCGGAACGTCGCCGCCCTGTAGAACCCCATCCGAGCACATCAGAGCGTCTGGCGGAGTGTCGCAGGCAGTTGACAGCAGACCCGGCGCAGGCCGTGTGGTTAGAACCGCTCATCGCGCAGCTAGAGGCGCAGGTGGTGGCTACATACGGGAAAGAGCCGCAAGGAAGGGCGCACAGTGCCGCGCAAGTGTTTTCACGGTAAATCGTGTGTACGATCATTACACCGCGCTCAGCGGGCAACGTGGGGGATTTTAGGGGTATGTCGAAAGTTAAGGATTTTCCGATGATTACCATCAGGGTGCAGCCGAATAGGGGGCGCACTCACGTTCTATGGGCCGTTGAAACGATGGACGGCACACGCTCAAACGGCGTTGCCTACAGCCCCGTTGATGCCATGAAGGACGCAACAGCATTTGTTGATGCTATGTCCATGCCAAGGCTGGGCGGTCATTTCCGCAAGCGTGAATTGCGCGTTGTGGAGGGTGGGAAATGAACAAAGAGCGGCTTGAGTGCCTGGTTAATCTGGCCATGGGATGTGCAATTTTGTCGGGCGGATTTTTAACTGCGTTGATCGCAGCATCTGTGATGATTAAGGGATGCCCATGATCGACATCCTACACTGGCACGAGTGGCCCACCGGCAGCGGCCTGCGCGAGCCTATAGCGCCAGACCCAGCGCCGCTACACGAGAGCGAGCCGGGATTGCTGGATGAGGAGGTGTTGCTGGAGTGGAAAAAGCTTGTACTCAGGCGGTCTATAGCCTAGAAGAGGATATTCATTCCACAGCATTAGTTTAGCCCCGTCCCCTGTCGCGCTGGCGGTTTATGTGCGCAACCTCCTGCAGGTCCGCTCCTAAGCAGGCCTTCAAGACGGTGGCTCGTCACATAGATGAAGGCGACGGGGTGGGAGTTGACGGTATTGTATGGCGTCTGCGTGAGTATTTTACTCTAGCGCGGACGAGGGCCCAAACAATAGGACCGAACACATAAATTAAAGCAACAGGTATGATATAAAATTCCCATTTTAGGGGGATGACGCCAAAGCAGAATTTGAAAACAGGAATAGAAAATGTGGCTAAACCAACGTAAGCAGCGATAACCGTGAAAGTTCTGTTTAGTCTTGTGTTTTCTGTATTCCATGCTGACGAAAGCATATCAAAATACTTTTTTTGGTCATCGATCTCAATACGGGTAATTTCAATGTCGGATGCTGCTTCTTGCTCTGAAAGTTTATTTTGAAGTTCGCTTATTTTCTTCTCAGTCAAAATAATTTTTTCGAATCTTTGTTCTTGGATCTCGCCGAATAGTGCGCCACCAAACCATCCCATAATTGAATCCTTAATTAAAAAGCAGGAAAGAAGAGTAATAACTTCATAAAAAATAAAGGTGTACTTTTTGCCGTCAATATGATTCTTGTGAAAATATTCCACAGGGAGGGTTTGTAGGTGATTAAAGCCCAAAAGCCACGCTACGAAGTCCGGCGCGCTCAGGATAATGGTCCTACGCCGGAACGGGCAGGGAAGTCGGTTTTTAAAGCGTCGCCCGGGAAGCCCGCTAAGGAGCAGACGGTTGTCGATGCTATGCTGGTTGCGGGTGATATATCCCAAGATGCGGCCAATGCTGCTGGCCGATGGTTTCGTGTCTGGCAATTCGCGTATAATGGCTACAAAGAGTTTTCCGAAAATCACATCCCCAATACTGAAATCAAGCACGATGACCTGTCATGGCTCATGACCCGTGCTGATGCCGTGGGTGATTTGCATGATGTGCGGAAAGCGCTCGGTGTGTGCTCTGAGACGCGGTTGAGGGCTATGCTGGTCGACAAGATGTCATTCCGTAAGATTGGCGAATGCATGTTCCCCCGCGTATCAACAGATCTCGCACGCAAGAAAATCGCCGCCCAATGCGCCTTTTTGCTCGAACAGTTGTCTGAATACTACCGGAACGTTGACCGTGCGCGCAGGCGTGAAAAAGAGACTTGTACCCCGGTACCTTTTCAGGTAGGTTAAACATTATCGTCGCAAGACGTGTGTTTGAAAGCCGCCGTTGAGCGGCTTTTTTCTTTTCTGGACAATTGATGCTCACTGGCTCCGTCATTCGCTTTCAGCGTCATGATGTGGTGTGTCTTGGTGAGATGCATGGTGTTCCGTACGTGTGCCGCGTAATTGCGGCGACGGAGGCAACGTGGCATCGCGCTGATGTGCCGCTGTCGATGGCTGAATGCGCTGACGCGGGGTTGCGCCCTGATGTGCGCATTCGGTGTTGGCCAAAGGCTGGAGTTGGTGGAGCAGTTATTGGGCGGTTGTCTGGCGTGACGATGGGGCGAGTTATTGCGGCAGTTAAGCGAGAGGCCGGACTGCGGGCGTTTGAGGATGGGTGGAGTTTAAGGGATGGCCGGACTGAGCGATAAACAGCGCCGGTTTGTCGAAGAATACCTTGTTGATCTCAACGCCACGCAGGCCGCAATTCGGGCCGGGTATAGCGAGAAAACGGCAGGAAGGATCGGCTCTGAAAACCTCCAAAAACTTGATATTCAGAACGCGATTTCAGAAGCGCAAAATGCCCGCTCCAAGCGAACGCAAATCACGCAAGATCGGGTGCTCCAAGAGTTCGCCAAGATAGGCTTTTCCGATATCCGGAGCCTTTTCACTGAGGCCGGCAATCTTAGGTCGATCAGCGCCTTGGATGTAGATGCGGCAGCGGCGCTTTCCTCTGTTGAAGTTGTCACAAAGAACCTAGGTGATGGCGAGGTTGAATACGTCCACAAAATAAAACTCTGGGATAAGGTGGGTTCTCTTACGCAAATAGGCCGCCACTTAGGCATGTTTGTGGATAAGACCGAAGTTCGCACCGTCAAGAAGATTGAAGATATGACGGATGAGGAACTCAAGGGCCTTCTCGGGGAAAGCGACTGATGCGGTAAGGGCCGAGCTATCTGCTAGGAAGGCTGCCCGTGAAGGTTGCCTTGCGTTCGCGCAATACACGATGCCGGGTTACCGGGTCGGCCCGCAACACCGGCTACTGTGCGACAAGCTGGACGCCGTTGAGCGTGGCGAGATCAAGCGCCTGATGGTGTTTATGCCGCCGCGGCATGGCAAGTCGGAGCTTACGAGTAAGCGATTCCCGGCGTGGTTCTTGGGCCGCAATCCTACCAAGCAGGTTATCACGGCATCCTATAGCGCAGATCTCGCGCAGGACTTTGGCCGACACGCCCGAAACATCGTCGCATCCAGTGAATTCGCGGCGCTGTTCCCCGGCGTGAGTGTTGCTGGGGATAGTGCTGCGCGTGATAAGTGGCACACGACCAAGGGAGGCGTTTACACGGCTGCGGGTGTATCCGGGTCGCTTACAGGTAAGGGTGGCGATGTCGCGCTCATAGATGACCCTATCAAAGGCCGTCAGGAGGCGGAAAGCGACACTGTCCGTAATGCTGTGTGGGACTGGTACCGCTCCGTTCTACGCACGCGTTTGATGCCCGGTGGCGCAATCGTGCTGGTGTTGACGCGCTGGCACCCTGACGATCTGGCCGGACGTCTCCTCGACGAGATGATGAACGGGACCGGCGAAAGCTGGGATGTGTTGTCGCTCCCGGCTATTGCCGACAGTCTTGATGATGCGCTTCATCGTGAGATCGGGCAGCCTCTATGGCCGGATATGTTTGGGCTGTCAGAGCTTGAGGCCATCAAGCGCTCTATTGGTCCTCGTGAGTGGTCGGCTCTTTATCAGCAGCAACCCACCCCCGGTGAAGGCACATTATTCAAAACCGGGATGTTCCCCGTCTTGGACGCGGCCCCACTGGGCGGCACGATTGTCAGGCGGTGGGATTTGGCCGCCACGCGCCAAGTGGGCACTCGCGATCCTGACTGGACTGTTGGCGTCAAGATGTCCCGCGACACAGACGGGCGGTTTAGTGTTCTGGATGTGGTGCGGTTTCGTGGCGATCCACAAGAGGTGGAGGCCGCCATCAAAAACACAGCAGCGCTGGATGGCCCCGGAGTGGAGATTGTTCTCCCGCAAGACCCAGGGCAGGCAGGTAAGGCTCAGGCGGAGTATTTCATCCGTATGCTGTCCGGGTACCGCGTGCGTGCGGAACGGGAAACCGGCGATAAGGCCACGCGCGCAGCACCGTTTTCATCTCAGGCCAACGCTGGGAACGTCTCTCTTGTGCGGGCTCCGTGGAATAGGACGTTCCTAGACGAGTTGGGCCAGTTCCCGGCAGGGGCTCATGACGATCAGGTGGATGCGGCTGCGGGGGCGTTCTCGGCTCTGGCTGAAAGCAAGCCTATGCCAAAATTCAACAAGTCTTTCCTCTCTCGTATTTGAAAGTTTCCATGCTTCAGCGTCTCCGCACACTGTTCCGACGCCCTGTAGAGGCAGACCCGCCTCGCGTGCGCGTTGAGCCGAAAGTGTGGGAGAAGGCAGCTAAGAAGCCGGACTGGAAAGCTCTCGCAGAAGCTACAGCCCGCAAGATTGATACCCAAGACAGTCTGTTTAAGGCTTACGTGCCACCTAAAGGTGTGCGCGGTGACAATGTCACCAAACTGGCGATGGATAGTAACATTGCGGGCTCTGCAGCCATGTCCGCTTGGCTGTCCGGTGGGATTGCTGATGGTGCGTATTTTCTAGGCTATCCGCGCCTCTCAGAAATGGCTCAGCGGGCAGAATACCGTAATATGGTGGAGATCCTTGCGACTGAGTCCACACGCGAGTGGATTGAGTTCAAGGGTAAAAACCGCGCCGATAAGAAAAACCGAATTGATGAGCTTGAGGCCGAGTTCAAGCGCTTAGATGTGCGTGGCGCTATGAGCGCGATGGTCGAGCAGGATGGTTATTACGGTATTGGGTTGCTGTATATCGACACAGGGCTCAACCTGAAGGGAGTGTCTGAAATTCTGTGTATCTGACCTGGGCCATGGGTTTTCAGATACTCAAGCGGC